GTATTAGATGCAATCAAAAACTTTATTGCAGAAAAAGATATAAAAATTACCGCTAGTGGTAGAGGGGGTAATATAATTAAAGATTTAAGTATTGATGATCCAAATTTAGAAGAAGATTTGAAAAGGACATTAGCAACAGCTGCATTAGCTGCTGCAACTGCATTTGGTGGTTCATCTTTACAAGCTAAAACAAAGGCATCATCACCTACTACAATTACCAGAACAGTATCACTTAAAGAACCATCAAGTAATACTTCATTTACTGACTATTTAAAGTATGTAGAAAACAGTAATAAAGTTGGATATGATGCAAAAAAGAAGTTATGGTTTCCACATAAGAGTGTTGAAGGTGGCAGTGATACCATAGCTTATGGTCATAAAATACAATCAGGTGAAGATTTTAGTGGTGGTTTAACTGATTCTCAAGCTGAAGATCTTTTGAAAAAGGATATTGAAAAGGCAAAAATACAAATTAACAAAGAATTGAAAGGTACAAAATTAACACCAAAACAAGAAGAAATGTTTATTGATTTTGTGTTTAATATGGGAACTTTGAAGAAATTTCCTAAGTTTGTACAAGCTACATTGAAAAATGATGAATCTGGTATTAATACTGAATATAAAAGATTTGCTGGTGGTAAGGAACTTAAGGGCAGAAATATGGCATTTGCTAGAAGATATTTGAGTTAATATGGAAGAATGGAGATCAATAGGAAGTGGAATGTTAGGTGGTATGTCTATGCAAAGACCTACCGCAGCTAGTGTTCCGAATTTTGATCCGGTTGATTTGATGATGAAGAAAAAGCAACAACAAGACAATCCTCAATTACAATCCACTATGGAGTATCATACTGATGATGTGTATGAATTGGAGGAATTTTGTAGAAAACACAATGTAATAGGTTTTAATTGCGGTAGAATGAATCCTAAAGCTGCATTACGAATGTTAAAGTCAAGAATGGGTGTACCCATTGAAGAAGCCACTCCAGCTAAAATAAAGAGTTTATTAAAGGGTTAATTGGTCCAAAGGCTTATAGGTGATCTAATCCATTTTTGGTTGGTGTATATATAAATAAAATTGTTATCAAATCTTATTTCTCCTATAATTCCTGAAGCGGTTGGATTGGTTGGTGCAGATCCTGTATTATTTATTGATAGATACGTGAATGATCCTGTATTAATAACAGAAGATGTGGCGATAAAATTGCTAGCGGTTAAGTATGTAAAATTACCGTTTGTTGCGGTTACACTACTACCACTTAAACTGCCTGTTATACCTGCATAAGCATATACTGAATCAAATACTTTTACTACACCGTTTATAACAGCAGATAATCCAAAAAAACTTGATGCTGAAACATAATTAGATGCGGATATATTACTGCTTGTAACACTAGAAACATTCAATGATGATCCAGTAAAACTTCCGGTAAAACTTCCACTTTTAATTAATACTGTTGATAATGTTCTCAATTTTTATCCTATGTGTACATTAAATAAATAGTATGTATTAAATACAATTTGACAATCTTATTTTTTGTAACTTGGTACTGGAGGAAATGGTAGTAAATTGATACTAACTGAAGTAGGTATTGTTGGCCAAATAATTGTGGTTGGATCATCTACATTTGGTAAATCACGTAGTTGTTGTCTAAACGTTGCGAATTCAGCTTTTGTTTGTGATGAAAATGGTACATCTAATAATTGTGTAAAGTCGGTTAATGATAGATATCTGTCACGAATCATTCTTATTTGACTTTTTAAAATGTTTTTTCTTTGTGTTAATTCTTGATCTGATAAAGATTGTAAAGTGTAACTTACACTGCAAGTTTTGTCTGTGATGTTTAAGTTATTTGTTGGAACTAAACTTTGACTGATGTTATAATCTGGTTCTGTATCAAAAATAGCTTTCCAGAATCCTAAATTTGGATTTTGTTGCCAACTTAAATCTGGTAATAATTCAGGTGAACTTTCTTCTAGAATATTAAATCCACTGGTTGGACCAAAGTTATCAGGCAATTGTGTTGGTCCTTGAATTATAAAATAATTTTGGTCATCAACTTTATTAACTAAAAAATATTGATTTGTGCTCATAAATTAAACGCTTATACCATATCTATATTTGATTTTATCTTTTATTGCTAAAGCTGCTGTAGTAGATAAATATGTGTTACTATAAATTGCATCTCCATAATAACATCTAGGCATATAATTATCATTCCAACCACCATATTTTCCTAAAGCAATTGGACCAGCTGTACTTAATTGTACACCACCGATTGAAGTATTACTATAGCTATTACCTGCACTATCAAATAAGTAAAAATAACCCGCGTTTGTTGAAGAACTATTTCCAACAACTGCGATATAACGTCTACCAGCAACAGGTGCAATACCAAGGGTATATCCTGTACCATTTCTGCTAAACCAATACGGTTGTGATGAACTATAGCCAGTTTGTCCTATCCACCAATCATGCGTACTACCAGCATAAGCACCAGCTATAATATCTGCACCATATGTTAAGTTTGATGCGACATATTCCCAAGCAACTATAAATGTAATTTCATTGCTGGTACTAACACCTAAATTTGCGGTTAATCCATTACCTTGTGTTGGTTGATAACCAGTTGTATTATTTAAAAAAACCATACCACCAAATTTCCACGGATAATACTGAGATGATAATTGGTAAGCTGTACCAACAACACCATTGCCTGAAACATCCAGAAAATTACTGGTTGATTTTTTTGGATTATAACTTCTACCCTGACTTAGATTGTATCTGTAAACGTTAGCACCGGCGGATGGATTATAAGGAAAAGCGCTTCCATTAATATTTGCATTTTGTAGTATAGTCATAGATTATAAGTTTGTGCTAACCAATCCTTGTGCTACAACGGTTCCTATCCAAACAGGTGTAGCTGCACCACCTTTATAACTGGTTAACATGAATACGTCTGCATAACCATTTGTTCCTGTTAATGTAGGAGTCACATCATTTGCCCATATTACGCTTGTAAATGTAATTGATGCCGTACCAGCGTATTTTACAACCAACATCAATGTATTTACAGCAGGATTACTATCTCTGTTACTGTAACTTATTGTTGTTATAGTTGCACCACTTGCCATTGAAACTATGTGTACTGCTGCTGCTGCAACATTAAGTGTTAGTGTTTGACCTGTACCAGTAATACTTTGTGTAGTACTATTTTGTACAAGTTTTGCACTGGTATATATAGATCCACTTACGTCTAAATTTCCAACAACATTATCTATATAATTTGATCCTCTGTAACTTTGTTGAGCAACATAAACTTTTACGTCACGAAAATAAATTCTTTGTCTATATAAAGTAACTATTACCCTTAAATATTCATAATCATTTTGATTATTAGTAGAAGTTTCTTTTATTAAATTCCATTTATTGTTTCTATAAACATAATGTAAAGCACCTGCTCCTTTTAAAACAGTTTTGAATCTCCACCAAGCATTTCTGGTATCAAACGAGTAATCATTACCAGAGTTAGATGAATTTGTGTATACTTCTAATGTGCCATTGGCTTGATAAGTTAAATTGGAAGGTGTTTGATTATAACTAAAATTAACTGAATCTCCTCCAACAAATCCTATCATAACATAGATACCACCAACACCAACACTATTATCTTGAGTATAAGATTCATACTCTAAAGTTAAACCTTCAACTCTACGAAATCTTCTTTTACTTAAAAGACCTCTCTCCCAATTATCAACAACCCCAGAATCAATAAACCAAGATCCATCTGCATAACTATTAATAGTTGGATTATTAGTTAACCCCGAAGAATCCCAGTCATTTATTGCTCTATTAGCTCCTCTAAATGAGTATTGATTTTGGCCTTCTTCATATTGTATTATCGCAGTTCCATTTACATCTAATTTAGCAGTAGGGCTTGTCGTACCTATTCCAACATTACCATTTTGTTGAAATCTAACTCTTTCGGTGCCACCAGGCGAAAATATAAATTTATTACCAGTACCACCACTATAATTTGATTCAAATGTTAATGTATTATCACCAGAAGAATTATGATAAATTTTTGAATTTTGACTGCTAGCAGCATTTCCTAATTGTATACCACCATTATAAGCCGCATTTCCGCCAGCTGTTGACTGGAATATTGCGGTTATAGCCGCATCATCTACTCCTTTAACTTCTAATTTATTAGCAGGACTTATTGTCCCTATACCAACACTACCTCCAAGTGGTCCTAAAATTATATTCCTATCATTGTCAACAGCAATATCTGTTGCTTGAATCCATCCATATCCTCCATCTGCGCTAACACCGAAATTGAGTTGAGTAGGGCCTACACCGGCGCCTCTAATTTTCAATATACCCGCATTGTCATCAGGAGCACCATAACTGCCTACTATGTCTAATTTTTGAGTAGGACTTGATGTACCTATACCAACATTTCCATTTTCTTGTACTCTAAATAATTCTGTACCGGCTTTGATTGCATTATTTTGTACAATAAATGCTCTATCAGTTTCATTATTATTTGAGTCAATACTAAGATAAACATTTCCAGCGCCAGCCAAATACAAAGCATTGCCAGATGAAGCATCTTGAGCCAAAGTTAAATCATAATCATTATCACGTTTTAAATAAATATTTGCATTGCTATCAGTACCAAAATATATTTCACCTGCACGAGCGGCAGATGAAACTCTCATAGAACCTGAGACCACATCCAATTTATAACCAGGACTTGATGTACCTATACCAACATAACCATCTGATTCAATACGCATTTTCTCAGTTAAATTTTCACTTCCACTAGTTGCAGAAGTTAAAAATGCTAAATATCCTTTGGTTGTTTGTAAAGTTCCTTCTTTGCTTACACCAACATAAATGCTTGCTTTTACTGTATTAACGTCATATCCAGGAAAATAAACCTTAAAGTCTATTGCTCTTGACCCAGATCCATATGCAGATGCATCAATTGGTTTACTAAGTGTTAAAATAGTTGATGGATTAGTTGTACCTATACCTACATTTCCTTCTACAATCAATCCATTTGTAGGTGCAGCGGTTGAACCATATGTACTGCCTATACTTGTATTACCAAATACACTCAATTTACTACCTGTAGCACTTAGATTTCCTATAGATACAAAGTTTGTAGTTAAATGTGTAGCATTATCATATAT